CGACTGCGCGAGATGCTTCGCGTAGGTCTGGCCGATACGAATGTGATCGCCGTCCTCCACCAGGACCTTGGTCAGGCTGAAGGCTAGACCGTAGACCTTGTAGAGGTAACGCTGCAGGAACAGCACGCCACCCGACTGGTACGTGACGGGCATGCCGTCCGGCAGCTCGGGAGCCGCGCTGAAGCCATACAGAATCGGCTCTTCGTGGTAGTTGCGCGGAATGCCCTTCTGCTCGCGGAAGACCATCTTCCACTCGTCAGCGCGCTGCTCGTAAACGCCGTCAAAGACTTCGTTCAGGATGGGCTCAACTACCGACCGGAAGTCGGTACTACGCATCGGGGTAGCCATGGGTTAAGCCCTCCTCAGACCGAGTTAACCGCAGCCTTGTAGTGATGCTCGTTGATCCGCACAGTGGCGGTCACGTAGGCATCCGTAAGGCTGTCGTTGATGTTGTAGCCAAACCCAGTGATCTGGAACTGACCAGACGTCGCCTGAATGGCGGTGAGCTGGCAGTTGCTGAGACCCGTCTGAGTCGAGCCACCCGGCGAGGCAACCGTCCAGTCGCACTCTTCACCAACGGCAGTCTGCACAGTCGTGCCAGCCGAGGGGTTCGTGTACTGAACGTCGAACAGCGTTTCCGGATCGTCGTACACCCAGGCCACGATTTCCGTGCCCGTGGTGCCGCCCGGCCAGAAGGGGCTGATCGTCGGCTTGCCCGACACGTCGAGATACTGGCACCCGGCGAAAATGCCGAGCAGCGCAATACCGTCAACCGTACCCGAGCGGGTGCCGTCGGACGTACCAAGCTGAATAACACCGTTGTCGGTCAGCTTCACCGGGTCACCGGAGAAGATGGTCGCGGCGTAGGTGCTCGCGATAACGTAAGCCTTCGGACGCATCTGGCCACTGTTGTGGAAAGACGGACGAAAGCCAAAAGGCGCGCTAGTCGAAGACATATCGGCTCCTAATGGATCGTGGGGTTACGAGAGGTCAAAGAGAGCCTCCCGCCGCTGCCCCATCTCCATGTTACCTTCCCCGACTTGCAGCTTGGACTTCGAAGCCCGAGCCTGCTGCTCCAAAAAGTCAGCAGTGTCGGTGAGCTTCTCTTCCTCGCGAAGCGGCGCGTCATGGTGCGCTTCCTGCATATATTTCTCGTAAAGAGAAATCGGTAGCTTGAAAGCAAGCATCTCATTGACGCCAATCAGACCTGCCCAATCACCGGCCTTCAGCGTTGCGTATTCCCAGCCGGGAACATCTTCCGGCTTCACCGGCTCGTAGCCGAGACGAATACGCATATGAATAGAATCACGCGGATTGGTGGTCGTCAGCCAGCACATATGCCAGCCAGGGATCTTAGGTAAATCAGGGAGAGAGGACTGGAAAAATTGCTGACGAAACATAGCAACCCGCTCGTCATCGGAGATCTCGCGATTCTGGGTCACAGCGCGATCTTGCATCGCCCTGTTCTCGCGGCCTTCACCAGCAGATTTCTTCAAGCGTTCGTCGGTCATTAATCGCTCCTTCCAGCGATTGAATTCATGATACGGTGTTGGAAACTAAAAAGCAAGTGTTTTCAGGACTTACTGCTGCGGTCATATTCAGCATACCGCTTAACATAGCGAGCACGCAGCGTGGGATCATCCCAGACCCCGGCTTCGATAAGCGCCTGCTTACGCTCTGGGGAGATGTAAATCTCCTTACGAGTGCTGGCAGGAGCGTGTTCGCGACCAGACCCTACAGTTGGGCCACCACGAGGCTCTCGCTTAGGCTCAGGCTTCTCCTCTACGCGTCGAGCGGACTTCTCCTCAGCACCGAACTTGTCAGGTAGGCGACGAGAAGCACGCTTCTTAAGTTCATCCCAATATTCAGAAGTTCGGGGATCATAACCGTCCTTAGCAAGAGCCTGGTCAATCGCGATGACGATAGCAGAATCTTCATCCCGACCCTGGGCGTCATACCAAGGGTTATCGCTGATAAACTCCTGAGCATACCGCAGCGTCATGTCGTCAATCTGCTGTGGCTGAGGGCGCTGCTGAGCGACCTGCTGCTTCTGGAAATTAAGCTGCTGGATGCGAGCAAAAGCTTGGTCGCGGTAACGCATCGCTTGTGCGACGTCATCACCGTTACCGGCGGCCACAGCCTTAGCAATAACCCGTTCAGCCATGTCGGCTTCTTGGGCAGCCTTATTCAGCGCCGCGTCGAATGCGCTCAGATCCAGATTGTGCGTACGCTGTTCTTGAACGCTGACGCGGCGCTCAAGATCATCGTTACGCTTGCGGAGAAAATCTAGCTCGAGCTTGTCGCGCTTGATGGCTTCTTCGCGACGCTGCTTCCGCTCTTGTTTCTCAACCCGACGACGCTCGCGAATAGCATCGCGCTCACCGTCTTCATTAGAGGAAGTTACGCGCTCATCATTATCGTCATCGTCGTCATCCTGCTCAACGTTCTGAGCGGTAGATAACTTACTGGGATCTTCTACGATAACAATTTCGTCGTCTTTTTCGTCGCTCTCTTTGAGAACTTCAGACACGCTTCATCTCCTTTCAGATGAATGCCTTGACCGCGAGCGGGTCACCGACAACCTGACCGATGATGTCCAAATCATTAAAAATCACGAACATCGCGCTGTCATTCTTGTTGACCGGGACTTCCCAACGGTCACCGCCGTACTTGGGCACGCGCACAAAGTCACCCGGCTTACACCACTCACCTTCAGGCCAGGTCTTCTGGGTGTCGCGGTTCTTAAACGCTAGCGGACCAACGCTGATCACCTTAGCGACCTGCGTGTTCCACTTCTCGGTGTCCTGCGTCTCAGCGGACAGAATGATACCACCCCGGCTGACTCGACGAGGTGTACGAATTTGCACCAGGACGCGGCTACCAAAAGGCTGAATGCCCGGATGCACATCCGGAAAAGCCTCTGCCCACGCGTCCTCAGAAGTCACTTGCACCAGATTTCTCCTCTTCAAGCATCTTTAATAACACGTTGATCGCTGCTTCATACCCGGCAACGACACCAACACGATACCCGTATTCAAAGGCATCGCGTTCCTGTGGACGTTTTAAGGCGTCCACAGAGAACTGCTGCTGTTGAGCTTTCAGGCGATTGAGGAGCTTAGCCTCAATCACGCCTGGTTCTTTTCAGTCTTCGGCTCCGGAGGTAGGGACTGACCGTCAACCTTCTCACCTGCCGCGAGGCGGTGCTTCTGCTTGACATAAGCCCCGGACATCGGGACCGTACCGGTGGTCGGCTTGTCGGCCATAGTGACCTCCTCAGGGGTTAGGATTAATACCGGTGCCCGTGCTTACGGCCACCTTCTCGCCGGTCGCCATCTCGGCGGCAGCAAGCAGTTTAGCGGTGTCATTATCCGCTTTATTCATGCGCTCACGGGCAGCGAGATCTGCCGCCGCACGCTCGTTTTCGGCAGCCACCTTAAGCTGCTCAGCCTGCAGCTTCTCAACCCGATCCTGCTGCTTGTCCTGCAGCTTCGCCTGCTCAAGCTGCGCCTGTTGCATAAGCCGCTGTTGGTCAGCCTGGGCACGCTGCTGGATAGCCATCTGCTGCACCTGCGCCCCAATCTGCGCAACCTGCATACTACTGTCAGGCGGCATCGGCGGCTGGGGAGCAAACTGCTGGGCAGCCTGGTCAATTGCGCCGAGCTCTTGGCTAAAGCCCGCCAATTGCTGCTCAATAAATTGCTGAACCTGTATAATCACCTTAACCTGATCGCTAGCCTCGTCAGGGATCAGATCTTGCTTCTGCGCGATGTCAACAGCGTTATGCGCTTCAACCAGGTAATAATTGAGTAGGTGGTCTTTCAGATGCATCGCCATCGGGTAAATATACGTTTTCATAATCGCCGGGTTAGAGCCAAACACCGGAGACTTGAGAAACGCCATATGCGCCATAATATGCGCTACGTGGTCCTGCTGGGGTAAAACGTAAATAGGGCGACCCATAGCGGCTGCGACATTTTCGCTCACCGGGTCCATGTTATCTTTAGCGGGTTCTGGCTGAAGAACTTCCTGCGCCGGAATCTTCATAGTCCGGAGGAACAGTTCTTCAACTTTGCGCGGGTCATACAGTTGCGGCACCAGAGCCGCCCGCTGCATGATCGCCTGCACCTGAGCGAACCGCTGCGTCTCAGAGAAAATCGCAGGGTCGCTAACGGGCACAACATCAAGAGGCCCGTCGAAATCAGACGGGTCGATATCCAACCCGTCGATCTGAGCCTCAACATCCTCCTCGGTCAGATACGCCGAGTTGATACGATGCAGAATCTTGAAGCATCGGGCCATCGCGTTGTGGAGACGCGCATGAATGCTGCTAAACACAACCATACCCTGCTCAATCAGAGCCATGGTGGTGCCGACAGGCTGGTTCGGGTTTTGGTCGCTCAACTTCTCGAACGAAGTCTGCACAACACCCTTACCGGCTTCAACCAGGAAGCCGAGCAGTTGGAAAAGCACGGCGCTCGGCGGGTTAAACGGCATAGGCATGGCGAGCTTGCGCACATCATCAATGAGCGCGCCACCCTCCATCTCGACCACTTCAGTCGGCTGGAGGTTGATCGTCTGACCGCCAGGGCCACCCTTTAGCTTGAGCAGGGTTGGCATGTTCTGAATGTGCGCGCTGTCAAGCAAAGCACGTAGAGCGCCGGTCGCCGCACCCGACAACCCACCGATCATATGTGTCAGACCGATAGGGTAAGCACCGCGCCACGGAACAAACGGGAACTCAACAATCCAATCAAGTTCCCGGCATCGGTCGTCATCTGGCTCCCAGTTACGGTAAAGAGCCAGGGCCTCACCCGTAGATTTGTCAATGCTTAAAATATACGGGCAGAGTTCGTTTTCAATTTCAAGATACGTATATACTTCAAAAATCGTCCGCAAGCCGTCTTCATTGTAGCTAGTAGACTTACGGCCCTCAATTTTGTCGTTAGCAATTGTTGACTTGCTAAACTCTGGGTCATCGGGGTAGCCGAGGTCAACGTCAATGTACATACCAGCTTTAACACGTTTCTGGTATTCCATTTTCGTGACGTATTGGACATGAGTCTTGCGTTCGGCGGTGTAGAAGTTTGTTGCCGCAAACGGAAGGTAGATGTCGTCAATCGGTACGAACTCAGTTTGCGGACGCCGATGTTGCGGGTTCCACATAAATTTCAGATACTGCCCACCGCCGAGCGGCAGCTGGGTGCTCAGCTGTTCAAGCTCAGACCGAAACTCAGGCATCTGCTGAGTAGTTTGCCAGTTCATGAACGCAGCCTTGCGTTCAGCCTTCTTAGTCTTTTCTCTATCCTGCTCGCCGTAGATCTTGCTCTTCACCGGCCCGTTAGGCGGGAAGATCTCTTTCATGAAGCGGGCGGAGAAATCTACACACGCTTCGACCAACATAGGGTGAACAACCTTGTTCGCCCCGTTGAATTGAGCACCACCGGGCGCATCGTCACCCAGGCCGGTGCGACGTAGACCTTCTTCGTACAACTTGTCCCGCTTTTCGCGGGCTTCTTTATCACGTTCGATCTTATCAAGAAGGTCGCTTACGGCTTCCTTCAGCGCAGCTTGATCGACTTCCTCAACAATGTTAGCAAAATGCTCAAGGTTGCGGCGCTCGTCTTCCTGGTTCTCTAGCCGGATGATAGCGCCACCGTCTTCGGTGTCTTCTACCTCGAGATTATCTTCATCAACGAGCTCAACTTTTTCACCGCGCTCATCGTCTTCGTTCAGGACATCAGACATATTCAGCCTCAATCTGCTTGACGAGCGCATCAACTGCGTCGGCGTTGTACGGCGTGGGCTCGGCGTTCACCGCACCGCCCTCGGCGTACTTTTGTTCGAGCTCAGCGAGACCACCCTCGGCGAAGTTGACAGGCTCTCCTGTCAAACTATACCGCACAACAGAGGGGTCCTTGA